CATCAGCAAGATGCCTGTCTCCCAATCAACCGTGACTGTCTCGACAGTTTTGAACGAGTATTCCTTGAATGTCCGTAACGGAAATACCATGCGTATGGGCTGGCGGTCGTACTTATAGATGAGCACTGGTATGTAATCATCTCCCGCCGATGTCTTAGCCTGCTCCCACCACTCAGGCTTGTACCAGTGCCCGCTGGCGTATCGCTTGGCTTCAATCATGAGGTTGTGAAACTCAATGTCAGCCTTGCCGCAGGTCTGGTACTGGTCGAGGTTACGCTTTAGGTGTGACGCGCAATCACCGAACTCATCATGAAATTTCTTGATAAGCTCCCGCTCAAACGCGTGACCCTTAGCTCGCCCGTTGATCAACTCTCAGCCTCGATCAGCCATTGCAAATAAACCTTGGCTTTCTCCAGACTCTGTACCTTCCCGTTTGGATGAACTTCGTAGCGCCAGACGTACTTCTGGACATTGCCCTTTAGATAGCCCTTCCATTGATCACTGTCCATTGAACTTTTGATTGCATCGATACACTCGATGGCTTCCTCACTCTTTTTGTAGTGCTTAGGCTTGTTAACTGCGTCCCACTGCGCGGGGGTTGCCATATTGATGCTCATTTTCTCTTACTCCTTACACAATATTTACAGGGCTTGGTCCAATCTGTCGTCGCCAAGCAATCGCACAGGCGCATAAGCGTCGGCTTCACTGGCTCAGGGTCAAAGTGGTAGTGCCCCTTGGGTTGTCGCTGCCTCTTGGGAGTCAGCTGTAGCTTGTCAAACTCCGTTAATTTCATTGATCCTCCCTTGCGTCCACTCCAGCAGCTCTAGCTGGGTGCCGTATCTGCTCTCAAACTTTCTCTTAAAGGGGTGACGGCTGGTGTAGCTGGCATTGTCTTCACCCCCTCGGTGATGGTTGTAACAAAGGGGTATCGACTTAAGGTGCGCCCCCTCTTTGGTCTTACCGTCGATGTGATGCACCTCAGCTGGCGTAAACACGTTGAACTGACGATGGCAGACACAGCAGCCGAGCTGGGTAATGTCATCCATCCACTTCTTATCAGCCGCATTCGCGCCGCGCCCCTTCATGTTCCGTAAACTCTCCGCTCTGCACGCTCACTGGCGAGCATGGATTGCCAGACCTTGAACTCAACCTCGGCAGCAAGCATCTCTGACTTAGCCGCTGCCAGCATGCCTTTAGCCCTGCCCCGAGATAACCGCGCCTCGTACACGTTACCGTCTTCATCCGAAGCTCTGAGTTGAGCGGCATTGGTCTTGGCGCCCTGCGCCTCAGCCATCACCATGGACTGCGCCACTATTCTCTTTTCATCTGCATCAGCCTTGGACAGCTCGTACTCTGCCTTGCCCACTGCAATGCCAGCCTCTCGTATTTTTTGTGCAAACTTTTCCTGATCCATCTATGCATCCTTTGAATAATTGATATAAAACCTTGGCTTGCCGTTCTTTCTGTCGCGGTACTGACAGCACCGGCTATCGAACTCAAAACCAACCTTGCCTTCGTACATACCGTTTCGATTCTTAAGAACCTCTAGATACATATCCCACTGCTTGGTGTACATCTCGTCCGGCTCTTCGCCCAGCATCTCTGCCTGCTCTATCTGCTCGGCTTTCTTCTTGTTCTTCCATACACTGATAAAGCCATCTGCCAAGTCAGTGATAGAGCCCGAGCCCTTAACGTCGTACTTGTTGGGTGCTGCATACTCTGACTCGCCCTTTCGGACGTGGGTCACGATGAAGATGGTGACGGGGAATGACAGCTTGAAGTTGACCAGCTTCTCAATGAAGCGCTGCTGCCCTTCGTAATCATCCTGCCTGACCATATTGGTCAAGCTATCGACCACAAAGACATTGATGCCGTAACGTCGATATGCGTATTCAAAGCAGGACATTAGGTCTTCAGGCTTGGGGGTCAGCTTGTCAACGAACAGCCACAGGTTGGGGCACATCCACTCAAGCAGTTTCTTTCGGTATGGCTGGGGTGGCTGCTCTGATCCAGCAGCCTGCCTAACCATTCGCCCCATGGTTGCCTTGGGCGTCATCTCCATCGATGCAATCAGCACCTTTTGATCCTGCTCTACAGCATTGAGTGACAGCTGGTTGAGCCACATGCTTTTACCGTGACCGTTGATACCGCAAACACCCCACAACTCATTGGGTCTGAACTTGATATCCTCTTCGTCCAGCTTCGCCCAGCCAGAACCAAAGCCCTGCGTGTCGTCCATCTTGTTCTCAAAGAAGTCATCGATGTCCGCTTCAAAGTCCAATACAGAGCGCAAAGTCTCTGGGTCTTTCCAGCGTGCCTCTTGATAGGCGCACTCCAGCATCCAGCGTGCCTGCTCGTAGCCTTCCTTTTGCAGCAGCTCATTGATGTCTTTGGTTGGCAGGTTCACCCTGTAGCATCGGTCACCAAGCCTCGACATAATTTCTGCGGCGGCAAGCTCCCCCTGCTCGTCCATGTCAGTAGCAATCAATATCTCTTCAAAGCGTGCGAGGTTCTCGTATTCATGGGCGATCCACTTGGTCTGCTTGGCGCCCTTACCCCCGCCCATTGGCACCGATAAGGCTGGGAACCCTAACTCACCACAAGCGATGGCATCCCACTCGCCCTCAGTAATCCAGACCTTTCGTGCATCGTCGGGCATGGCTTGCCAGCCGAACAGGATTGGCTTGAGGTCTTTCTGGGTAGAAGGGTTACCGTCATGGTTGATCGGTTTGGTCTTAAGGAATGTCTCTTTTCCCTCAGTGTTGAAGAAGGGAAACACAACGTCTTGACCACCCCGTGCATCGGTCTCGTATATCTTCCAGCGAAAGCACACCTCTCCCACATCCCTGAACCCTCGCTTCTCCATATACCCGTGGAGGTGAACGCTCTCATTGCGAACTGGGGGTTGAGGTTTGGTGTAGTTCTTTTTTTCCGCCGGAGCAACTTTTTTGGATGGGGTGTTGTCTCGGATGCCGTAGCGCTTCTTCGCCCAATCCATTGCATTGACTAGGGTAAGACCTTGGCTATACATAATGAGGTCTAGCAGGTCGCCTCCCTCGCCAGTACTAAAGTCCATCCACTTACCGCACTGGTCGCCGTTAAGATAGACAGACATACTCCTGCCCTTCTCACCCTGTATTGATCCAATCTTGTAGCACCCTGATTCCACCCGACCGTCAGGGTATAGCTCATGACAGATACCCGCAGCATGCGGGGCTAGATGCTGGGCTAGCGTTTTAACGTCCATCATTTGACAGCTCCCAACAGATCATTCTTTCTTTCATGACCTTTAAAACACTTGAGCGCTGCCCAGTCAGGGCTGCCGATTCTTTCCCAGCCTCGGCTGATCGCAAAATCCACAACCCCTGCGATATCGAAGCCTTGGCGCTTCATTACCTTGAAGTCCTCGGTTTGAGAGCTGAGCATCTTTGCCGCAGGCTTTCTGCCTTTACGCTTTTCTAGCTTGTACTCCCACCAAGTAGTCCATGGCTTAGAAGAAATACCCTCCGGATTACCGTTAAGGAGATCAGACCGCCAGCATGTTTGTTCTTTCTGATGTTCGTTAGTAATAATATTTGTTCTTTGGGTCTGATTACCCTGATCTGGGTTTACTTGATCTGGGTTTTGATGATCTAGTGGAAAACGACCCCTAACGTCAGTAACCAGCCAGTCCCACCGGACGACATGACCACTTTCGTTTCGGATAATTTCTCTGCGGATGTATTCAGCCTCCTCTAGCTCATCAGTAATGCGCGTCATTTTCACATTACCGACACCGAAGACAGTGCAGAGTTGGTTGTTAGTTATTTGCCAGTCATCGACGTGACTGAGAAGGTAGACGAGAACACCTAGAGATTCTGGGCTCAGCCCGTCATTTCTGTATTCACTGGCGGAGACCCCGCCTCGAAGGAGTAAGTTTGGAATACGGGTGTAATGGTCTTGCTTTAAGTTGGCAGGACGAAAAATCATTCGTGAGACGGCTCCATGTAATATTCATTTGAGCAGGGATAATAATCTGCAAGTATTCTTTTGGCAAATTTATTTGCTATCACGTCTTGTTTAATCAAAAAAAATATGGAAGATCGGTGGTGAGGAGAAAGAACATGGACGATAAAACTAAAAAACAGAAACGTGAGGATATCTTTAAAACAGCTCTAGACAAGGCAGGGGTGCCAGACTGGGGCAGAGGCGCGGCGATAGTTAAAGAGACGGGTTGCAGTCCTGCGTCCGCGCAAGCGTGGATAAGGGGCAGCCTGCCATCGGATGGGGAGCGTATAGTTGAACTGTGCGACCTTTACCACATTAACCTATATCTTTGGGTAACTTTAGAGTCGAGAGCTGAACCACAGGTGTCAGAACATATGACCGAAGCCATCATTTACGTAAAACAATTCGACGAAAAAACAGCTTTTACCCTTACACCAGATCAGTTTGCTCATATGTGCTTGATGTATCTGGACACTGAAAAGCGCAAAGGGCTGGCAAGTATGGTGGAAGTGTTAAGTAAAAAACCAGATGCGCCTGATGTTACAAAATTATAATTTGCAACTATTGGCTTAAATTAACAAGGGGGTTTTGTGGATCAAGTTGTACCTGACAGCGAGCGAATAAGCTGCGAGGAATTAATAGCGTTTATACAAAGTTTCCCAGAAGTAGGTTGCTGCTTTGAGGGTTGCGAGAAAAAGTATAGCGAAGCAATCAAAACGATTGCCAGTGCCAACAAAAAACTTAGAGCTGCAAATAATAATCTGAAAGTGTTGAATTAAATCTGAGTGGTGTGTAATATGTTCCGTGAACTAATGGAGACATTACATGGACACGCTGACACGCGCTCATATCTGGGCGACCTTATCTGATATAGACGTAGCACCATTCTGCACCGAGACAGAGGTGCTGGGCGATCAAGTCCTAACCTATCTGCCTTGGATGAAAGCCCATGAAATAATGATGGGCACCTTCCCCGAGTACCACTGGGAATTCACCGAAGACCCAGAAGGCAGAGAATGTCATTACTTTAATGACGGTTCTGCTGAGGTACGTTGCCGAATGACTATCGGCGGGCAGACCAACATCACCTACCTTCCTGTTCATAGATCAGGCAAAGCAATTGACTCCCCTTCATCAACTGACATCAATACTGCTAAACAGCGGTGTCGTGTTAAGGCTATGGGCGAGTTTGGGCTGGGCTACACCATGTGGCTTAGCTCTCAGGTAAGAGATATTGAAGAAAGTGTTTCTAACACTGAGCAAGGTACACCTTCAGAAACAAATGATGCTGATGCAGAGCTTGAAAAAGTAATAGCCATCTGGGATCACCTGAAGTTTGGTGAAGCTAAGACCCTGAGTGAAGCCACAAAGCTGTACGACAAGTTTAAACGTGGTCTAACTAATAGAGGCTTAACAGATACCACTGGTAACTGGGAAAAGCTCTGTAAGGACAAAGGGTGGAGGGCTAGCAAATGAGTTTAGCTGTTCAAGGATCACCCGAATGGCACGCGGCACGAGCCGGTAAGATCAAGGCATCTGTCTGCGCTGCACTAGAAGGCAAGCACCCCTACATGAAGCCAGCCGACTTGGTTCGCCAAGAGGTTAGAGCATTGGCTGGTGCTGAGTCTGAGTTCAAGATGGTTCCGGCTGTTGCCCATGGACAGATGATGGAGGACCATGCTCGCATCTTTCTAGAGGGTCTACAGGGTTACACCGTCGAAGAGACAGGACTGGTAGTCCACCCAAAGTATGACTTTATCGCAGCATCTCCCGACGGGCTCGTGGGCTTGGAGGGGTGTGTGGAAATCAAGTGTCCGTTTCCCCAGTACACCAAGTCACCTTACTCTATCTTCTCACCGAAGCGCAGCATGTACCTCATGCAGGTCTACATGCAGATGGAAGTGCTGGATGCAGAGTGGTGTGACTTTATTTGTTACTTGGCGAAGAACGAAACAGCCGAGCCACAGTACACCCTAGAAAGAGTCCACCGTAAAGAAGACTTCCTGACTGAACTTCTGAGCCGCAAGTATTTGCCGCAGCCTGAGAAGGGAACTATCTCCCGTCTTGATCTGTACCGATGCTGGTACAACTGGATTCAAGAGCAGCACAGGGATGAAGTTGCCCGCGCTGATCACGTTAAAACAATTGAGGTTGACGCTCCCGAGATTATTAAGACCGATGAGGAACTGAACCGGCTGACTGCAATGCAGAACAGGATTGCAGTCATCAGGTCACGTATTGGTGACGACCTAGAAACCTTGGACGTGCTGGGCAAGACCAGTGAATCCCTGAAAAAAGATATCGCCGAACGCTACAAAGGCTCTGTCAGTAATGGCAAGACCACAGTGAAGGTGATTATGAAGAACCCACCCATTGATTACCGCAAAGCATTTGAATTCTTGGGTGGTGAAGACGCGGTGCTTAACAAAGACGAGTCGCTTGATTCTTTCAGAAGAGAAAGCGGCGCAATGCAAGTCCAAATTCAACACGGAGAAGTGTGATGCAAAACAAACCAACAGCATTTGAATCATTGAAAGCAGGCAAGGGTCGTCTGTATCCAATGCCTAAAGACAAGCGCATCGAAGAGTGGAACCGCCTTAAGCAGTACGACTGGGCGACCAAAGAACATGTGCCTAAATTTGATGGCTTTATCAAGATCAGCCGAGAGTTAATAGCCGATTTGCAGGCAGCTCTGGATGTAAACAACGGCAATGACTTCCGATACAACGTCAAAGTCTGCGAGCAGATGGGTGATGACGGAAATATTCAGCAACTGAATGTTGATTACTGGATTCCTAAGCCAAACCCAAATGCCAACAACAGTCCGTCACAAGGTGCCAAGCCACCGGCTGACGATTTCCTAGACGACGACCTACCTTTTTAGGACTCAATCATGCCTCTAAGAATATCCCGATCAGCTGGAACCGTTTTTTATGGCGGTGAAAGCCTTGACCCAGAAGACCTCGAAGGGACTTTTGACCATCGAGTGTTTGTTCGCGGGGTAGTTGACTTGGAAGGCAGGCACGAAACACACCTGAACGTACACACCAAACGATCAGGACATCAGGAGCATATTCTTACAGCTGGGGGTCAAGGTCTCCAGCTTACTGATTCAGTGTTTGTCGAGATGACAGGAGTTCAACCCTACTTTACTAAACCAAACCTGAAGTGCCCCGAGTGCGGCAGAAGCGGGTCACCATCTGAAAGTTCGATGATGTTCCCTCAAGCCAAGCTGCTCATCGGTGGACCAAGGAATTATCAAATAGTGCGTGATGACGCGAGGAAAAAGAAATGAGCGACCAACCCCAACTAATCAATATCGATAACACCCCTTACTTGATTGATGACCTGAGCGATACCTGTAAAGAGAAGCTGGGCTCATCTCAACAGACAAACCAAGCCATCGGCTTGCTGAGCGCATTGATTAGTGCTGCTCAGAAAGGCGCCGAACTGGACTTTAAAGAAGCGCTAAAACTTCTGCCCGAGCCTTATGTTGAAGGTGAAGAGCCCGCTCTTGAAGGTGATCTGGCAAGCAAGGCTCACTAGTTTCCCCCCTAGAGGGTATGGCGTCTCCTCCTCACGCCTATTTAAGCAGGCTTGGTCTACCTGTCCCTCGCAACAGACCTTTTTCTCAGAGCATGCTGGTGTTAACCTGACAACGCGGCATGTCTCTGTTTCACGGAGACGGATATGAACTTAACATTTAAAGAAGTAACTGAGCGTTATTTGGCACAGCCAAGCGCACACAATGAAGAGAAGCAGAGGACCACGGTCATAGCAGCTAACAACCTTGTTAAGGTGTTTGGCTCTACGCCGGTAAAGGAATTCGAGAAGATCGCTCTTATCGATAACTTTATAGAGAACCTGCGGAAACAACCATCCAAAAGGAGAATTGGTCAAAAAGTCAGCAACAGCTGGGTCAATAAGCACATCATAACTTTCCGGTCTATCCTCAATTACGCTCTATCAAAAGAGCATGTTGATCGAGTCCCTAAGTTGTCTGTGTACCCTGAGACGAAGAGTAAACTCTTCTTGAAGCCTGAGCAGATTCAGCGTCTGATTTGTATCTTGGATGATTTGAGAGCCGACATGGTTAGGTTTGCAGTCTCAACAGGACTGCGAGCATCTAACGTGAGGCTTCTGAAGTGGGATCAAATAGAGCCAGACTTTTCTGCTCTAAATGTTTCCGGTGAGGACGCCAAGATGGGCGAAGACATTCTTATACCTCTGAACAGAGATGCTCAGAAAGTACTGGAACGTCGTAAGGCTCTGAATGACGCTCTCGTTAAAAAGCACATGTATCTCAATAACGGGATAGATCATGTGTTTGTTCAGCAGGTAGGTGGTGGCAGCAAGGTAGGCAAGGTGTTGAGTGAGATCAATAACAAAACCTACAAGAAGGCTTGCCGTGAAGCTGGATTACCAGCAGGGGTAACCTTCCACACAATGCGTCATACATTTGCTAGCTGGCACATTCAGCGGGGGACGAGCGAGATGGTTCTTATGGAGCTAGGCGGATGGAAAGATCGCAAATCACTACAGAGATACGCCCATCTAAACCAAGCTCAAAGACAGATGGCATCGTCAAATATTGAAGGTATAATTTAACCAAAACGATAATTAATCATAATCACAACGATAATTAATCAGCTGTAACCTATTGATAAATAAGAAAATGGTGCCGGAAAGAGGACTTGAACCTCCGACCAATTGCTTACGAAGCAACTGCTCTAATATGTTTTTTTATTCAATTAAATCAATAACTTACAGATTCATGCCGCAAGGTTATGGCTGGTGATATTGAAGGAGAAAACAATGCACAGCGTTAAGGATAAAATTAAACAAGCTAACCATTTTGCCGATAAAGCAATCAAGGAAGCTGAGCGTGACCTGAAAGAGATTGGCGGGACCATGAGTACTTGGCTCAACGCAGGCAACTATCACCTGACCAATGTGCATGTTGTCACTTGGCTTGGGATCACCGTGCTTCTATGTATTATCTTTTAGACATACCAATTATGGTATCTATGTAATTCTAAAGTTGCATTTCACATAACGCATAACTGCCACTATAATGCGCCCTCATTTTAATTGAGAGTAAGGGTTATTTGTAATGGTTGTTATGTGTGCTTGTGTTCTAGCTGGTCTTTGTCTTATTGCTTACAGCGATCTAACCGATTCACTTTAATGGATTAGAGACGTAGTCAAGCGCCTCCCAAACAGAATCTAAATCCCGTCCGATTGCCTGAATCCTCTTATCAATGTCTTCGCTTTTAGCTGTAATTAGTTCAGCCTGCTTTACCGTGGACTTCATAGTCTCAATGTCTTTCTCAAGATCAGTGACCTTTGTCTTGATGTCCAGTAGAGCGGCTTGCTGATCCTTGATCGTTACGAGGTTTACGCCCAACTCTGCCAGTTTGCCTTGCAGCTGACCTACATCATTTGCTTCAAGCTCTTGCTCTACCAGTAAAATCTTCTCCTCCAGAGGCACTATGTCTGGAATCTGTTGTGACTCGACTGCCTCTAGCCTTGAATACAGTGAGCTTGCTGTCCATACGCCACCGCCAAGGGTAGTTGCTAGGCTTAGAAGTATTGCGACGTAGACACCCTTAAAAGATGTGCCGCCTATCGTTAATTCAGTTTCAGCTAAACTCATGTGCCATCAGACTCCGTAGATTCATCGCATTCAATACCGTACACAAAACATTGGTAACCCAAATGTGTCGGACCAGTTGTATAAAGCTCAGACTCTTTACCTGCCAACAGAACATCGGAACCAGAGAAGTACATATTTATTCCAAACTGATCTGTGCCATTTAAGAAAACGCTTGTCTGCTCCAGCATTCTTGTATTGGTCTGCCATGTCAACGTGACCGCTTGGCTGCCAGAGCTATAAGCTATAGAGCTATCTTCGACTCTTAGATTTCTGTCAGCAGCCTCACTTTCTAGGAATGCAACCGCCTCTGGGTTTGCCGCAACACCTAAGAACGCACTAGCATTATTCGCATGTGTTTCGATGTCGTCTAGGCTTTGGTTGTAGGTGTCCGCATCATCCTGATCAATGGTCAAAGTCTCAATGTTGTCTGCAACAAACTGTTGAACTTCAGCCTCATCGTCAGGGGTTGCTGCTGTCTCTGCTATTTCCGCGACATTCTGAACGGCAATCATATCCACAACAACCTCGGTAAATACATCCAAAGCTGCATCCATAAGCTCAAGCTGTGCCGCTGCCTCTTCTTGCAGATAGTCTACGGCGCTACCATAGGGCTTATAGGTTTGCATGCCAGACAGTGCTGCGTTGTACGCCTGTACTTGCTCCGAGCTGATATAAGCTGTTCCCGCTAAAGAGCCGTCAGAAAGTCCTGCCCCAGTGTAAGCATAGCCTTGTGCTGCACCAGCAAGCATAATTCCTTTGTCCATCTGATCAACAATGGCAGATGATGCCGCTATCAAATTGTCTAGCTCGCTACTTTTTGTAGCGAAACTTATCGCTAACAGACTGGCTAGAGTCGCTATCTGCCACCTCTTCTGTCTCATGTTCTGCTCCTATTCCAAGTATTGAGTTGTACCACTTCTGAGTATCGCTATATTTTTTCACTGGGGGCTTATTGCTAAAGGTAGCGGACTTATGAACCCTGACTTCTCCGTAGTCTGGGATATAAAGAGACGGCTGCATCTTCATTAACAAAAATGCGCGGCGACCAACAACCAATCTTCCGCCCTTGATTACAGGGCAAGGTGTTCCAGAAACAAACATGGCTCTAAACACAGCTTCGTCTGCACACATGACAGAGATTGCTGCTACCTTCATGCCTAGATCACTAAGCACCTTGGCATTCCTGCGCCTATTACAGTACTCATCTACCTTATAGTTGCCCGACGTGTATCCGACTATGCCTGTCTGAATACTGCTGCCAGTACCCTGCAAGCACGTCTCAATCCCATTAGACATGTAGCTAGGTGCTATAGCGCTGCCGACTGGCATGTCAGATGAGCTTCCTGCGCCGTTGTAAGTGTTGCTAATACTGTGATCCGTACTGTTGTTATTGCTGCTTACCGTAGAATCGACGGTATTCGTATTTAACGAACCATCCTGATTGTTCTCACTATTAGTTGACTCTTCGCCAACAGCAATTGACGTGAGTAATAGCGCTGCTGCACCTAAAGCTCTCACGTTAGTCCCTAATTCCCTTCTCTGCCTTTCGATACATCTTGTTGTACAGGTCAAAGATCTTATTCTCGGCATCTAGCAACTTCTTAAGCATCTCTCTGCGTCGCTCTTCCGAAATGTTTTGAGTTTCTACAATCTTCCTCGTCTTAGAGATGTTTCGCAGTTCTCTGCTGGCTGTTTTGTAAGGACTGTTCCTGCCTCCATCAAGGACGGGGATGAATGACTGATACTTCTGCCTTAAGCCAACCAGCTCCTCCTCTGTTGAAGCTTCTTTCAGTCTAGCCTCAATCTTCCTGCTCTCTTCCCAGTTAGCATAGAACTCGAATCGATCCTCGTACTCAGATGGACTCTCGAAAAACGTGCCAATGACCGGAAGGTCTTGCTTTCTGAATTCTTCGTCAGCCATCATGCGAGCTGCAACGTCGCCGGTCTGGCTAACAAAACGACCCACGCCGCCCGTGAAGTACTCGAAGACATACTGCATCTTGTCAGGGTTGAAAGATAAGACGCCATCTTCGTACTTGTCGCCACCTGTAGCGTCGTTAAGGAACTTGGCAGCGCCAGTGAACGCCTTGTCCGTGGAACGTCTAGAGTTGTAAGCGTTTGATCTTTCGACCATGAACGGGTTCTGCTCAATGTAGATGTCACTGCCAAAGAAGTTCTTATTGGCAAGCATGTCTAGATGTACTTCCAAGAGATCAGGGTAGAATCCTCTAGCCATCTCTTCCCACGAGCCACCAGATGACGGTGAGATTGGCACGAAGTTGAGCAGTACATTCTCCGCCAGATATTGAGCGGACTGTTCTGGAGTGTTGATTCCAAAAACCATCTCAGCCGATAGACGACCAATGTTTGTAAAGAAGTTGTAGCCGTAAGAGGCGGGCAGGGCGAAACCTTCTTGGTCGCTATACATGAAAAGCAACGATCTGTTCTTTGCATGCTCCGGAAGGTCAGCATAATTCCTCTCACCATCCTCATCTTCTTCAGAAGACAGTATATTCATTACAGTTATAGTAGTTCCAAGCACAACTAGACCTGCCGCCGCACCTCTGGCTGCGGTGTAGGCACCTTTGTCGCTAGCCAGCGTCTGGGCAAAGTTAACATTGCCTTGAACTGCCGCACCGAAGAACAGATATCCAGCATTTACCTGAGCTGTGTTTTCACCTTTACGGTTGAAGTTAACAGTTAAGTCTTTAGCCAGTGTCGCAGCCGTCTGCCTGTCTGTTCCTGCCTTTCTAGCTTCAGTGTAAGCGGCGAGACGAACAGCGTTCTCCATTGTCGTGTTGAAGGCTTCAACCCAGTCACCAATAGCGGTAAGCGCCTCTCGGGTATAGCCTCGCTTAAGCTTGTTCTTCAGGATTCTTAACTGCTCAGCCTGATCTCTTACAAGCATCATTCCTGTTGAAGCGCCGTCTTCCATGAACTCGGCAGCGTACTTACCCATCTCGTTAATAACAGGCTTGCCGCGAAGTGTTCTATACATAGCTCTCATTGATGGGAGGTAGCTCTGCGCCATCTTCCCTATAAGGTTCTCGCCCTGTACCCGACTGCCCTTCTTATCCATCTCCCCAAGTACATACATTAACCCTGTCTGAACATCTCGGGCTGGGTTAACCAGACCCCATGAAGGGTTATAGTTGATCAGCATGTTTCTCATGTACGTCTGGAACCTAGTCGCATAAGTAAGCGCCCTGTCCATAAGGGTGTTGTTTCTATCCAAAGCAGCAACACTCATGTCCTGCAAGGCATGGTTTAGCGTGTCAGACTTGAAGTGAATAAAGAACGTCTGACCACCTTTCTTAACTTGTACATACTTAGGGTCGCCATTTGTACGGGTGTCCCTAGCCATCTGATCTAAATCCTGCATGGTCAGATGATCGCTGTCTTTAGGGGGTCTAAACTTATTGTTGTATATCGTATAGCTGTCACTGTTACCCAGCTTACTGAGTAGGTCTAAGAAAGTTTGGGCGGTTTGATTCTTTTGCGCCCGAATAATTTTCATCTGGACATCTTCGATAGCGGTGAACAGAGGGTTGACCGGCAGAGTCTTTCGACCCTTAGCCTTCATACTCTCACTTCCTACCACAGAGAACCCGTTTGCCTTGGATGTGCGCTTGTAAGTGTCGCCTTCAGGTTCAGCTGCGAAGCCTTTAAGGGGCACGTAGAACTCATAAGTTGCTTCCCAATCTGCAACAGAGTCAGCATCCATTAGCCCAGAGCTAACCATTATTTCTCTCTGGTGCTTGAGCATGTCGTACACCTTAGATGCGATGCGCTCCATGTCCGCCTTGGTCCCTTCTCTCTCGGCAAGGTTTAAGACGCTTTGAGCTTCGTCATAGGTCATGCCGGAACCGGTATCTTGGAAAAGAAGCGGGTCTTCTTTATAGCCCTTTAGTTTCACAGCAAGGTTTTCAAGTTGTACGGTGTGATCCGACTCAACGTCATCGAGCAAGGACTCTATTTGCTTTTCGGTCCGAGCAATGTTTCGATCTCTTTGCTCCCTTACCTTTCCGGCAATGACATCGTTACGCTCAGCTGCATGCTTTGCGATCAAGTACGTTCCAATTGCGTCTGGGTCTGCCTTTAACTCGGCTATTAAGTCGCCGAGTGGATCAACAAAATTTTCATGGAAGTCGTTTAGAGCGTTCTGAACTTTACCGTGAGCTAGGTTTTCCTGATCTCGCGGAGACAGCTCAGCCGGTAGTCTGCCCACGCCAAGATACTCTGCTGCTTGAGCCTCAAAGTCTTCTAGCTGGGCATACTTATCAACTAAAGACTTATAGATAGGTTTGTTCTTAAGTCTTCTCGAAAGGTCAGCCTGTCCGTCTATCTCGTCGTTGTAGCTGAAGGCATTGGTGGATGGGCTGCCGTCGTCAAGGGTTTTATTCTTGGCGTTATTTACTTTCTTCTGAATGAAAGAAACTTCTTCTGGAGGCGTCTCTATTTCTTGATTAGCTTTCCGATCTTGTCCGCCATCACGTTGATCTGCGTCTTCGAAAGCTGACTGAAGGTTTGATTCCAGTCCTCCTGCTCCTGACTGCTGTGCAGTTCCGACTGATCCAGATACGCCCTGTCCTCGCTCTTGACGCGATTGGACGATTTTCCCGAACTCTGTTTCGTAGTCTGTTGGCTCTGACTTCGCATTGCCTACTCCAAGTTGTTTATACAAGTCTTTCTCTGGATACCAGATTATCGCTTGTAATGCTCCCATGTTAACAGGGTCTTGCCCTGAGGTCGCGTTGACTTTATCAAGAGCCTTACGCATTACGCTGCGTATGTACTCTCGCTCTTTACCGTTCTGCGGCGCTTGCTTCTCGCCCTGCGAATTCTTGAACGTATTCGACGCTTTATTGATGGTGCTCTTCTCTTTGAATCCACCATTAGCGTAAGCAGCCTGTACCTTAGTGGCGTAGCTTGTCGCGTACTGATCGTCCTTAGCGAGATTCGACCTGTTGATTCCGTCCTTCTTGAGCTTCGCTCTGTAAGAATCTCCAAGAGCAACTTCTCTGAACTTGGCTAACTGAACTGGTAGCTTGCGCTCCGCATCAGCCATAAGCGTGCCGCTCAATCTTCCCCAAGTTCTCATGAACCAGCGATCCATGGTAAGCGGGTCGAAGTTACCGTTTAGGTTTTGATAGAACCCACCTCCGATCTTGGGTCCAATTATCGCTGAACCCTTCAGCTTTGTACCCATCAGCTCACCAGATACAGAAAGGTCAAATACGTCCTTCAGCTCCTTGACCGTAACGTCCCGATCCATGAACTTGCGAGTTGCGTCGATTCCCTGCTTATCAATAAGAGCGTTTAGAAGAGCAAACGCATTCTTCATAGCACCGGCTTCTTTGCCTACGCCAAAGTCTGGGAACACCTTTGACTGTCTGTATTCTTCATAGATATCGAATGTGTTTACAGAGTTCTCCGGAACAGATGCACCGTTGGAGGTGATAGCCATGATGGACGTAAACGCAAACTTAGCGTTGGGGTCTGAGTTAAGCTCTGGGAACTCTGTCGCAGCCATGCTCATAGCGTTAGCGACCTTCTCCTGATACCACTCACCAGCATTACCGTCAGTCTTCATAGCCTGAACAGCTTCATGAGCAATCAGGTCTGAGAGAACCTCTGCGTTTTCGTCGTTCTGCTCTCCAAGGTTCTTTCCTTGGTTGGCATCTTTAACTCTGGCGTCAAATGCCCTAGCCAAATCAACAACAACCGTCGCACCGTTTCTACTGGTGCCAACAATATCTAACGACTCGTCTCCGTAAAGCACATCTGAGGCTGTTATTTTTTGAGCAACCTCAGGCAAGTCGGACTTTGCTATGAAGCTAGGGTCATCAAACAGGTCTTGAAGGCTGTCGAGGTCTTTCTCTTGGAGATATTCATAAGACATGAACTTGCCATCCTGTAGGATGACGGTGTCTTCTTCCTCTTTGTTCTCGTCTAAAAGTCTCTGCTTGAGGTTCTCAAACTGATTGTCTTCGAGGGATTTGAATTTGGCTCGCAGCTGCTTCTCGGTCACTGACCCCTTATCATCGATAAAGCTCCATGCCTTAAACTCGACTTCGTTCCCTACGTCAGGATCGAGCGGGGTGTTAAAGGTTTTCTCCCCCGCATCAAATAATTTTTGCCGGTGCTCTTGCAGTCCGCGTAGAGCCTCCGCCTGAGTTTGCCCGAGCGAAGCCTGATCTTCCGGAATCTTTCCGTCTACAGAGGTGTAATAAACCTCGTCTCCAGCATCTTTAGCTTGATCGTCAAAGTAGACAGTGTATCGGTCGCCGTCGGCAAAAGTGGCAACAAGATTCCCAGTATCTTGCCAGTTTGCTGACTTGGTGAACTTACCTTTAGCAGCAGGCTTAGTAATCTCTATGGGAATGTCATCAACCGCATTGGCAGGGTTGTTGATTTCGGTTTCAGAAAACCGCATTCCTTCAATAGATCCGCCTGATTCTTCCTGATCTCTGGCAGATGTTTCATCGCGTAGGGTGGTATTGCCTGCGTAATATCCCTCACTGAACTGAATGCTTTTATCAGCCCCAATGCTTCCGGCTTCTTCAGGCTGATAGACCATGCCCAAAGTATTGGCGTATCCCTGACGGAATCCCTCGAGAAAATCTTTCTTAAGTGCGGGGGTGTAGAACTTGTTATCAGAACCTTGCTCGCCCTGAGCTATTGCATACTGCCGAGACGCCTCTACGTTCTGTTCAGTTATGCTCTTCTTTTTTACTTTAGGTTCTTGTACTGCTGGTCGTTCACGTTGTCCAGCTTCTTCTTGGACCTGTCCCTCCACTGAGGTATCGGCTCTCCCATCTCCAAGGCTTGCTTCGCCATCTGATCCAGTTGATTCAGGCTGTACGACCTCGATGCTTCCGGACTCTGGCGGTGCCCGAACTTCTCCTGATATGCCTTCAGGTTGGGTGGTGTCGGGATTCTCTTGACTTGGACTCGGTTCATTTGCGGTCTCCTGCACTACGGCAGTTTGTAGGTTGCTGTCTCTAATATCCTTAATGTAATTATACGCTTGCGGAGCCAGCTCTTGTAGTTGTTTAGGGTTTGAGTGGAATAGGGCGCCAAGCTGCGCGAACACTTCTTCCCTGTAGTTTACGTTCAAGCCTGCGTTATCTTTCTCGAGGTTCTCTATATCATCGGCAAGGTTGTTAAATGGGTAGTCAAACCTCTCACCAACAGCTGTGCCGTCCACCCAGTTGTCGTAGATTTCCTGCATGATGTCACCCATAACAACCGTAGGTGCATCAGCAGCCTCATCAATCTCAATACCGAATCGACTATCTTTATCACTTAAACCCATTGCAAAGTCTGCGGCGTGATAGACCTCGTGCGTCATGGTCCATGCCAGTTCGCTTAACTGCTTTGTATCAGTCAGGGAGCCACTGAGCAAGTCTTCATTGACAGATATACCCCTAGCTTGACGACCCGTAAGAGCCGGAGCATCGACCTCCGCCTCTTTGTGTACATAAACCCCAGTGACTGAATCCATAAATGACTTTGGCACACCGTTAGCCGACAGGTCAGCCATAACACCCGCTACGCTATTTGTTACTTGAGCAGCGTCGTCGCCATAAACCTCATCTATCGTCGGCAGGCTCTTGCCCTTAGGCTTGTCTGTGGTGGCAATCTTTAGTGATTCGTTGCGATCAAAGATTCTATCTACGTCGTCCTGATCTATAGCTTCAACAATCACATCGGTGTTGTTTGGGTCCATGGCTTCAGGAGTCGCAGCCTTCATAGACAGCTGCATAAGCTGCTCTTGGACTGGCTGATCGACTGGAGATAGCTCACCATCCCATCGGTGTGCTGGACCTGCGTCTCGTGTACCCTCAGATACAACTACACCCCCAAATGCTGGAGCTGGCTTGAAGTCATCTACTATGTCTGCCTGTCGGGGCTGGGGTGAAGGGGGTAATGTATTTTCCCCGAATCCAGAATTTTGCGTATCCGCAGACAATGCTGGCTCTGGAAGGTCACCGTCAGGAATGTCGATAGGCTCTTCATAGGCATTAAAGTCCAACAGTCGGGCTTGGTTTAACTGCTCGTCTGTATATGGACGATTGGTATCTGGGTCTAAAGCACCTTCAGCGTTCCATGTTGTGGCTAGCTCGCCAGTGACTGGATCAATGGGGCGCTCACTGGGGACCATCTCGCCAAGGCTTGTGCGACCGTTGGCTGCGTCATCTTTAGCTCGGTCATACATTTCCCTAATGCGAGCGCCAAACTCTGGATCATTGACAGACTGGGTACGAATGATCTTTGCGCCATCGCCCATATTTACATCACTGTCGTAACCTCCAGTTGCAGCCTTAACACTAGCGCCTGCGGTGCCTGTAGCAAAACCAAACAAAGTTCCGCCAGCAGCTTGCTCGATTATGCCTTTGCGCTTTCTTTCGTTACTTAAATAGTCAAAGTATTCCCGCTTTTCATTTTCTGTAAAATTGTTGTTTACATAGGAGATAACCTCTTCCTCAACAACATACTGCAATGCTTCGGTGACTCCTTCCATTCCAGACTGTGCCACTACATCTTTTAGAAAGCTGCCAAACCACGCGCCCTTATCGCTGATAGAGCCAGATATAAACTCAACCGCATCATCAGACTTACCCTTAGGCAGAAACTTGGTTAAAGCTACGCCTACTGGGATAGCATTTATTGCGGCTTGAAGAGCTCCTGAAGCTAGCGCAGCCATTGGCGCCTCTTCTCCAGTCTCTTCGAGAGTTCTTGCAAACGTGCTTGACGCACCCTGCTGACCAGCATAAAGACCCGCGCCCAGCGTGCCTGCTTTGGCGGTAATCGCTGCAAGTTGGTCTGCTACTATTTTGTCCGCAATTTCTTTGGACGCAGACTGCGCCATCTCTTCTGAAATTCCACGCTCGACCAGTGCCTCGGCTTTGTCTTTTGCGTACTTCTCAGCAAACTCTGTTGCGCCCTTCTTGACAACCGCCTTAGTAGCCAATGTTGCTAGTCCACCGCCGACAACCATTCCTGCTAGGTCTGGCACAGCCGAGCCTAAAGTGTAGGCTGCCCACGCACCAAAGTCTGACGCGCTGTCTATATCGCCAAAGGTAGAGTCTGGAAGGTTTTGTTGTGCCTCAGCCTGCTTCTCTTGATAGTAAGCCATACCATCAGCAACCATCTCTTCATTGCTAAATGCCGAGCCAAGCAGGGCTTTACCGCCGCCATACAAAGCCTGCATGTTGTCAACGCCGCTACTAAACCCACGGCTAAAATTACCTGCGGTCTCTGGTGCTGCGTCTAGAGTTGGATCGAGTTCTGGAGTGGGATCAGGCTGACCTTCAGTAGGCTGAAGGCTGTTGGTTTCATCTTCTAATAGGGCATCTCGGGCTGCGTAGTACTCGCTTTTAGAGAACTGAGCTACAGACTTTAACGGCATAAATTCTCACCAAATTATTTCAGTAAATTTAAAAGGTTTAGCTGCTCTATCAGTCCAGCTGAATCTTCGATCTCACCGTCTTCGTTGTAATATCCTTGGAGGATTGATGCATTTTGATAGTTGAATGAAGCGTTGCTTCTATTCATAAGCTCTCCGAGGTTTTTTGCCTCAACGCCTTTAGGAACTGGAGCAGACGCTAGAGCAGAGCTGGTTGCTTCAAACCACTCCTGAATCTTGAATTGCTCCGACGAGTCGTCTGTAGGTCCGAAAAGCATATCGTGCTCAACTGCTCGGCGATATTCCTCTGTCTTCGTCATACTTAACTTCTCAGACACGGTCGCATTTGCCATGCCGAGCTCATTACCATAAAGCACACTTTGGGTGGGAGTTGCGCCGCTCTGAATACCTTTGCGAATCGTCTCCAGTTTTGCATTAACTGCCGCGTCGAAGTCTTTTTTCCCACCGTAATCTGTATATATTTTTGCAGCCCTAACGTCCCTCTCAATCTGTGGACCAAGCTCTTGAATCATGTGGGCAGTGCCCGCCATAGCTGTTAGGGCGTCATCTACTCTCAGGTCTAAAGGTTTGTTGTCCGCAAAATTTCTTTGTGCCGTTAGTGGCGGGAAATACGGGTACTGGTTTCCGTCTGCGTCCTCAGCCAGCACGTATAGAGTGCCTCCTAGATTCTGCCCGTCTACAGTCCCAACCTCATGAAGACCTTGGCTTTTAACTCTTAAACCTTTTCCTTTCATCCAGTCTGGAGCATTTATAAACGACTCATCTATCTGCCGACCCACGGCTGCCGAGGTGTTTAGCCCAAGTGCCGCCCCGAAGGCAGACCGAAGCTGGGGCGTCATCTCAGCTGGATTCCCCGCAGCGATATCAGCCATAAAGCCGTTTACTGCCGATAAACCCCTGCGAGTGAGTGGTGATGTAATGTAGCCCACTCCGTGAAACTTGCTATTCTCAGTCGTCTCAACCAGCTTGGCTATGGCTGCCAGCTCTTCTGGTCCGTGACCGTTTAGGCTTCCCGCTTCAGCGTACTTGGCAAGGTCTTGCAGCGCGAATGCTCCTGTCTCTCGGCTTAACTTCTGGTTTCTTTCGGCTGCCTGAGAC